GCCGCCGCATGGTTGCGGGAGCTTATTGATGAGGGGTTGATACCAGAGGGAGAGGTTGATGAGCGATCAATTACCGATATTCGGGGGTCCGATCTTGTCGGGTTCACTCAGTGCCATTTCTTCGCCGGAATCGGCGGCTGGTCCTACGCCCTCCAACTTGCTGGATGGCCCGAAGACCGACCCGTCTGGACCGGCTCCTGTCCCTGTCAGCCGCTTTCGAGCGCGGGACAGCGAAAAGGCCATGAAGACGAACGACACCTCTGGCCCGCTTTTTACGAACTCATCGCCGAGCGCCGACCTCCAACGATCTTTGGAGAACAAGTTGCGAGCAAGGATGGCCGGGAATGGCTCTGCGGAATACGCACTGATTTGGAAGACGCACGATATGCTGTCGGGGCCGCCGATCTGTGCGCTGCGGGCGCGGGCGCACCGCACATCCGGCAGAGAATTTGGTGGGTGGCCGACGCCGAAAGAGCAGAACAGTCGGGGACCAAGCATCAAGCGGGACGGTCTGTGGGATATAGCGCAGACGGCGGGATGGCCGACGCCAACCAGTCAGGCAGGAAACGCTCAACACAAAGACAACCCATCAGCAGCGCAGACGGGCGGCACAACATTGGCGGGGGCAGCTCTAACGGCGGGGTGGCCGACGCCGGTAAAGCACGACGCGAAAAGCCCGAATGGTCAATTTCAGAGTCTGACTCAAACGGCGTTGACGGCGGGATGGGCGACACCGACGACACGCGATCACAAGGACGGCGCGAGCGATTTGACGAACACACCAATAAACTCACTCCTTGGTCGTCAAGTGAGCTTATCGCCTGCGCTGACGGGAAAGCCCGCCGCGCTGAACCCAGCATTTTCCCTCTGGCTAATGGGTTTCCCAACAGGGTGGGCACGCTGCGCGGCGCGGGTAACGCTATCGTCCCGCAAGTCTCAGCGGAATTTATAGGAGCTTACTTAGATGGATATCCTTGAAGCAGCGGCAGAGGCGGTCAAAGACCGGCACGGGAAGCACGGTGACTTTCGCCACACCCACCAGCGGATAGCTGATCTATGGGCGGCGTACCTTGGGGTTGATGTCACGGCTACAGACGTAGTTCGCATGATGATTTTGCTGAAGGTGGGGCGGTCTAAAGAGGGCGACGAGGCAGATCCAGATCACGCAACCGATATCGCGGGTTACGCAGCACTTCTGGAAAAGCTCACAGTGTCAAAGGACAATAAAGGATTTTAAATGAACGAGACTGAAATTTAGAAGTGGGGGCTAAATGAGCAGACGAAACGCAATCGAGGTCGGGTTGACACATGTGCCTTTGAACGGCACCGCCGCTCGCGTTACATCGAAAGGCTTTCAGTACAAGCCCGACAAAAAGATCAATGCCGCCCATTGGCGCGAGCCGCAGCCCACGAAAAAATGGCCCTACTTAATTGAGAACGATCTTACCGGAATGAAATTCGGCAGGTTTACAGTCGTCGGTTATTTGCGCGACATCCCAAAAAGGTGGTTGGTCCGGTGCGTTTGCAGTGCGTTCGAAGCAAAAACAGCAAAGGCAATCCGAAACCCAAAAAACGCGGAAGATAGATGCCAAATATGTCGCCACACTGAGCATTTGAAATTCCTTAGCAGCCACGCTGGACGTGCAGTTGGTCGGCAATAGGGTAAAAAAAGACCCGCCTAAAAAAGACGGGCCTTAAAGTTGTGAGGCTCTTAGGTGGTACTTGGGAGGAGTACCAGGAAAAGCTAGCTCACGCCGCTAGCGATGGCAACCCATTGTCGCCGCTGAAAGTCTCCCGCTTCACCCCACTTTTATCAATTCTGAGGGTTTGCCTGCGGTTTTCGTGGCCTGCGTAGCTGACATGGACCCAGCCGCTGGACGGCTCGCCGTTGTAATACTCCAGAATTGCCTGGTCAAAGTCGGCGTTTATCGCAATCCAGTAGTAAAGCTCTAGGTTATCGATGCCAGGGATCTCGATGTCTGCCGCCTCGCCTTTGGTGTGCTGGCTGGTGGACTTGCTGCCGATTGCCTTGTTGACGGTGGGAGATCGATAGCCACTGCTGACAACTACGGGCAGCCCGTAGTGTTCTCGAATAGGCTCTAAGACCTTTTCGCACAACTGCGCTAAAGCCTCTAGCTCTTCAGCGACCGGCGTGTTGTCCAAACCAAGACGCAACGCCGTTTGGCTCTTCATTAATTCGTCCAGAGTGAAGTGCTTCGAGATGCTCATTTTTTAATGACCGCCCTTGCTTTGCTCATCGCCCGGTTGCCAAACCAGAACGACATGATGGCAGCGAACAGCGCTTGCGTCTCACCGTCCCACGCCACAGCCAGGGCCGTAACCCAATCGACGCTTTGCGTGAAAATGAGCGAATAGACCATGCCGCCTTTGACGGCCAGAAACGCTGACATAAACAAATAGGTAACGACCGGCCTGACGCTGGCCTGCAAGCCGACGACCCACCCGCCATGACTGGCAAGCGCTGTGTCGTGAGCGTACAACCCTTTGGTTTCGGCAATGTCGGCTTCGGCGTCTAGCTCTTGTAACTTGAGAGTGGAAAGCTGCGAAGCGTACTGAGCTTTCGCCTCCAGCATTTTGATTTCTTGTTTGTTGGCTTGGCTCTGCTTAAAGAACCCGAGAACTTCTGGAACGATACTCGTCCCAAAGCCCAACAGGCTACCGAGCAGCGTAAGCATTAGCCCTTCTTCTTGCTAACCAGCGCATCGGCGCCGAAGAACGCCATGATGACGCCAGCCAAGCTGATGTAGATCATCTCTGCGGCTGGTACTTGTGCGGCTCGCTCCGGCCACACAAAGCTCGATGCAATCGTTACCAAGATCGCGCCCATCGCAATGTAGGCCAACCGGCGACGGTTCTGTTGCCATGACAACTTATCGGGGACACCAATATCATCAGCCATTAGAACGATCCAAGCTGGGAGAACATACCGCCAATGCCCACAACGCCGTTTGATTCTGCAAAAGCCGCCTGCGCTTCGTTGATGTTGGTGTGGTCGCCTCCAGTGCCGTCCCATGAAGTTTCGTCCCATGACGCAACATCCCACGTCGCCCCAAGGGCAGCGTTGAGATAGTTCAATAAACGCTCATTGATGGTTCCTGTCGTAAACCCAGCGGTGGCTGCTACCGCCATCCAGTCTTCGTTGACAGTTGAAGCCGTGCCAGAAACGGCCCGGCACGATATTTGGCGAGCCTCTTGGTTGGTGGTCACGGTGTAAACGTGCCCATTGAGCTAAAGTTATCTGCGCTTTGGTTCGCAGCCAACGCTTGCATCGCGTCGTTCATATTGGTGTAGCTGGTGGATAGCTTGGTGTTGATGTAGTTGAGAAGGCGCTCGTTATACGTTCCAGCAGGGGCAGACCTTGCGGTGAACAACGCCACCCAATCTTCGTCATAAGTGCCGGTTGTTGATGTAACGCCGCGAACGCTAATTTGTCGGGCTTCTTGGTTAGTCGCCATGACTACTCTCCTTCTTTTTCATCGTCCTGCTCTCCGAGAATTAGGTTCATGGAGAAGCTGCGCCTCTCGCCAGCACATTTGAACGGATAGACAGTGTGCAACAGATCGGATGGAAATATAAAGAAATCACCAACCTTGGGACGCACCATAAATGTCGACCTGTTCATAAAAGTCGGGCTTCCGTTCAGAAACTCTATGTTTCCTGCCGCTTGGTAGTGAGATTTATCTTCTTCTTCCCACTCCTCATCAATGCCTTCAGGCAACTGTAGATAGCCTACGGCGGACAACTCCGCGTTGGTGTGAAGGTGGAGTGGGTTGAAATCAGCGGCTTTCTGCTGGACATACCAAGCGCTATGGACTTGGACCGCCGGCTTGATGCTTGGGGGCAGCGGTTTGCAATGGCGCGAGGCGTAGTTATTGACGTATCCCAAGGCGGCATCTGCAAAGTACTTTGCATGAGGCTCCAGAACTTCAGTAGGAATTAGGTTTTGAGCGTTCACCTGGCCGACTAGTTTTTCGCTCCAGTCGGGGCCTTCGGTTCCGCTATCAAGGTCGTTGTTAAAAGCGTCAATAATTTCTTCGGGAAGAGTTGCGTAACCAATGGCAGGGCCAAACGGTCGCATACACGTTACTTCTTCGCCCGCTCCCTCGCCGAGATCGTGGTGTACCAAGTGTTCTAATGGGATCATCTGTAACCTCCGTTGATGCGTGTAAACATCATACGTCCCTTTTGGGAATCCCGCTATTGTCTGGGTGCTTGCCGTTATGCATGGCTTGTAGCCCCGAAATATCTTTTTCGATGAACTTCATCCGAGCGAGCAAGCCTCCAGTCTCACGATGACGACGCTCTAGAGCTTCAGGCGATGACATTGTTGCAAGAATGCCAAGTCTCTGCCCATTAGTTTTTATCTCAGTCTTAAGCCGATCATGTTGACTGTCTAAGCTACGAAGTCGGGCCTCAATGTCAGCAATCAAAGCTGTAAGTTGTTTGATTGATTGGCGAGCAACGGCCATTGCCCCAGCCACTGAAGCGACCATGCCTGCCACGGTCAGGACGAGACGAAGGTCAATCGCACCTTCCATGATCCACTAGGGAGCGTCTGGAAAGACAATTTTAGTGGGGTCAGCGTTTGTGGCTGGCAAATCTCTGAGGGCCTGACGGTAAACCGCCTGAGAATCGCTCATCGTGACGTCGCTACTTGATTGCCAGTCCGTGTCTTTTAGAAGCTGGTCACGTTCGCCTCTGATACTAGCCATTGTTGCATCGGGTGCAACGTAATCGGTTGGTGTAATGTCATCTTCAATCATTTTTTCGTAGTCGGTGTTGTTTACAGAAGGGTTTGCAAAACCTCCGGTTGTGCCATCATCTCTCGTCATTAAAATAGAAGATTTGTTAGAATTTTGGTATGTATACGTTGTCATTATTAC